CTGTCTAGTCTCTCCTCTTGCTCATAATCTACTGCTCTAGAGTCAATAAGTTCGTATAATTCTAGGTCTATTTCCTCTCCAAACTCTGACAAATCAATACTAGATAATGTCTGTGGTGGTGCTACTTGTTGTGTTGATGCATTTAAGCCTATTAGAGAGCGTATTTCATCAGTAGTAAGGTTTTCTATTACCTTGTTTGCTAAAGTGTCTGATAACGCACTTATTTTCTCTACAATAGGATTGATTGCTACTTTATTTGTTAGGTCATTATTTGCGTCTAGTGGCTGTAATGTTTTGAAATATAAGTCTAAAGTAATTCCATTATACGCAAGTATGTTGTCAAACTCTTTTATAAGTAAGTTTTGAAATGGTTTTATAACTGTGTTCTGCATTAAGATAGTTGCAGTCTGTAATTCGTCTGCATTGTTACCAAATCCGGAGTTGTCTTTAATACCTAATAACATAGGAGAGATTACTCTGTGAGATACCATTATTTTACGCATACTCTCATCACTTAAAAACTGATATTGATTGTGTGCATCGCTTAATTGTACCGGAGTTATAGTTGCTCCGTAATCATTTGAATCATTAAAAGATAAAATGAATCTACCAGCGTTTGAAGTCCCAGAGAATTTTTGAGTAATTGCTCTTTCGATATCTCTTTGCTCATCCTCTGTCGGAGTTCCATTATTAAAGTTAATTAACATAGACGGAGCAAGGCCATTCATTATATTATTTAAATGGTAGTTGCTTATTTCCTCTTCTAGTTCGCAGTATTGTAAACCTCCTTGCCAATCTGGAGGAGAGTAGTAATAAAAACCAGTCTTATAAGGTTTAATATAAAGTATCTCTTCGCTCTCTTGACTTGTACCAAATGCTGGTATTGGAGTTGCTGGATATTGTCTAGTTACTTTCGACCAATCGTCTGCATAAAAATAAAATTCTATCTCTCCGTCCTCATTGCATTTACCACTTCTTAAAGTTTCAACTGGCCAGTGATTACACTCTACAATTCTAGTTCTATCTAAAGAATAAACCACTTGTATAGCACACTGCCCCATCGCTTTCAAATCATAACAAAGTCTTTCGGTTGTATCGTCATCAAATAATAATTTTGCTTGAGCAAAGTCTTCCGGTTTGATTTGAGCATCGGTAGCATCTAATCCTTGCCCGAATATCATTTGACTGATTCCGTTTACAATAGCATTATTCGTTGGACTTCCATTTATACGGTCTTGAATATATCCAAAGTAATTATTATCGTCTCCGTAAGATACCCATTCTTGGTTTCTAACTTCTATAATTCTTGGACTCGTATATGTCGCTAAATTGACAATTCCTATTCCAGTATTTTTTGGTTTAACTTCTGCTTTTTTTCTCATATTATTGTATTACGATGTAATCGTTGTTGTTTGTATTCAGAGTAATAAAATTACCATTGTTTATAGAGTAATTTGCAGCACTCTGGTTGGTCGAAAATAGTCTATCCTTATATAAGATATCACTTGAAGCATTTAAGACGCTTAATTCAAAGAATCCGCCCTCGTATAAACAAGTCAAGTTGCAATCTATATAAACTAAATCGTAAACGTTTGGATATACGCTAGTAGGTGAAAAAGTAAATAGTGTGTTTTTTTGCTCGTCTCTGACTTTTATTGTTAAACTTTCTCCTTCGATATAGTTTCTAGGAATAGTTATAAATCTTTGAGATGCGTTATCTTGGTTTACTACTGTCATAGTTATATAACGTATATTTATTTTTTTTTGCAAATAAAAAAGGAGTGAAACTAATCACTCCCTTTGAACCATAGAAAACCTATCGATTACGCTTTTTCTTATGGTGTTATTTGCGTAGCAGAAGTGTGAGCAGTTACAACTGAACCTTGTACAAATGGTGCAAGGATTGGCTCTTCGGCAGTAAGCGTCAAAGTGTATCCGTTCATATCTCCTAATGCAGTTCCAGTCGAAACTGTACCGTTAACATTACAACCTCTAGTTAAACCTACTGCAAAGTAGTTACCATTATTGTCCTCTACAAAAGCGTGAGGTCTTTGTGAAATCATTTTTTGTAACTCAACTTGTGTAGCTACATCCATTTTTGTTAATACCGCAGTAATTGTTTGAGCATAAAATGTAGTTCCATTCTCATCACTAGAAGTGATAGTTTGCTCTAAATTATTCCCTCCCTTTACATCGTATTTATACCAGTTTGTCCCAGAACCACTAACCGCAGTTAATGTTCCAGAAGTTATAGTTAAAGTTCCAAGTGTACCATAGTCCGCTAGGTATAAGGTCTTAACCCCACCTACCACATCTTTACACGGTAACTTCCGGCCAGTAGCCATTAAGCAAGTACTCATATTTTTTTTTTTTTAAAAGTTAATAAATAGCCTCCCTTATTACAGAGAGGCATTTAATTTATTTATGCTATTCCGTAAGTAACTGAATCTGCTCCGATACCTACTTGTAGACCTCTTGAGAAACGAGCAATAAATCTTACGTTTTTGCTTCCGTCGATATCTTGCATATCAATTGTCTTAACGATATTTGCATCGTCAGCCAAACCAAATCCTACAAATAAGTTAGAGATTTGTGCAGCTACCATTGTGTTAGCTGGTAAACCATTTGCAACGAATATTGAAACTCCGTCGAAAGTTAATTCTTGTCCGTTGTACCAAGTTGTGCCTAAAGCACCTACTCCAGCATTTGATGTAGCAGCAACTGAGAAACCTCCTAATGCTCTTACGTATGCTTTTGCTACGTTTTGAGATACATATATTCTTAAGTCTTCTGTTCCGTAAAGTGCTGCTGGAATTGCGTCAACTACTCTACCCATTTCTGCGATTACGTTTGCAGAAGTAATAGACAAAGGAGTACCGATAACAGTTGCTCCGTCTGTTTTAAGTAATTTACCTAAACCAGTTGTAGCATTCCATAAGAAAGTCTCAGTATCGATAGCGATATCTTTTAAAACTTTAGCAATAAAGAAGTCAGAGAAAGTTGAGGGCAGCACATCAAATGAACTGAACCCCATTTGGGAGGCTTGCCAATCTTGCTCGAATGGAGTCTTGCACAAGCTCAAATTTACTTGTTTTTCTGCTACTGTTAAAACTTTGTCTGACAAAGTAACTGTTCCAGCATCTGTAAAATCGCAAGTTGCATCGGCTACTAGGCCAGAGATAACTGCTTTCTTTACGTTAGCTTTATATTTTACGTTTGGAATTACAGTAACTCCATTGTTTGCGATTGTGTTCGCACTTAATACCGCAGCTGCGATATATTTACCGGCAAATTCTCCGGCATAGTTTGATGTAATTGTTGGTTGACTAGGCATCTTTTTTTAATTTTTTAAGTTTAATTTTTAATTTAATTAGTTTGATAATAAAGACATAATTCTAGACTCTGTGTCTGAAATATTTTTCTTGGTGTTTGCTTTCCCTAAAGATAATTTAGTGTCTGCTGGTTTGTGTACTGTAGCTTTTTTAGATACACTAGAAAGAGTTTCTTTCATATTTGAATGAGCAGTAGCAATCTCATCTAGTTTTGCTTGTAGTTCGTCCATTTTAGGTTGTAGTGCTTCCATTACTTTAGTAAGGATTTCCTCTAACGTAGCCGGTACTGCTTCAAGTTCCACTTCTGTTTCTGGTGCTGCCTCTTCTGCTGGTGCATCCTCTTTAGTTTCCTCTTCTGGCTCTGCTGACATTTCAGTCTCTTCTGCCTCAGCAGACGGAGAAGCTAATTCGCCAATCATTCCAATTTCGTAAACCTCCAAAGTTGTACCGTCAGCTAATAAATAACTCCCAACTTCCAACGGTGTTTTGTTGTCTCCGTCAATAGCAAAAATAGGCTGCCCTACTTCAAAGCTATCTGCTTCAATAACAGTTCCGTTATCTAGAGTTTGCTGCTCTAACTTCACATTTCTGCGAAGCAACGCATTGATGCGTGATAAAATTTCTGTGTTTTTCATATTTATAATTTATTAATTCTTAAACATATAACGAACTACTATTTTTTTTTGCATTTTCGTTATGCCTTTTTATATATAGTTCCAATTCCTTGTGCTTGTAAACTTCCATCGCAGCACTTTCTAGAGTATTTATTGTCTGGACACAAACAACCTCTCTTGTCGTTTTTTGGACTTGTCCTACTTGGTGTTTTAAAATCTTTATCTGCCATAGTTTAATAGTGTATTAAGTTCTAATAATTCTAATCCAGCTAATATTTGCACTTCTGTATCGTCTACTTTTGAAAGTGGAGTCTTTGCTTTGTCTGCAAAATATCCCTCTATACTGAATCCTTTTACCTTACCAGTTTTTATAAAATCATTCCAAATCTTATCGTTGTTTACTTTAATAGTTCCCATCCAAGTTCCTACTGGGACGTTCAATTCGTAAAGTTTAGATTTGTCTTTGTCTGTGTCCTCTACTATCCAACTCTCGACCATAGTTAATCCGGTTATAGATTCCATATGTTCAAACGTAGCGTTTGACTGATTACCATTTTGAAAGAATAACTCCATACATTTACGGATAGTATCTTTACTAAAATAAATGTAATACTCTCCCTCGTTTTCGTCCTTTCTGTAAATAGGTTTATCCGGCACAAGCATAGCACCCATAATTATTTTTTTCTCTTTATCTACTTCTGCAAACTTGTACTCTTTTTGCTCTGAATTTAAAGCGATAAAATCCTCCTCTATGGCTGGGTTTTCTACGATACTAATTGCATCGATTCCAGATAACTCCATTTCCTCGTCAATAATAAGTTCTATCAATCTCATTTTAATTTTTTTTATATAACGTTATTTATCCTAAAGTTGCATTTTGAACAATCCCTCTGTTTAATGATTGTTGACTAGTTACGTCTCCACCAACTACGAATGCTTTTAAAGGTTGGCTTTCTTTGTTACCTATACTTTCTGCTATTTGATTTGCTCCACTTGGCCCTACTATATTAAAACTTGGTGCTGCTGGTACTGCTCCACCTCCACCGGCTGCTCCTCCTCCACCACCTCCACCACCACCAGATAGTAATGCTCTTGCTCTAGCTAAATTTGCTAAAATTGTTGCACTACCACTAGCATAAAATGCTATCTTAGTTGCTAAATATGTAGGTGCAGACGCAGCTAATGGAACTGACTTTGCTGTTTCTGCTGCTACTACTTCTGTACCTTGCATCATTCTTGAAAATGCAATAGCACTATCTGCTGCTATCTGAACTAAGGCTAGTGCTTTCATAGCAGTTTGACCGGCTTTGCCTCTTGCTAATCCATTTGCTTGTATTGCACCTAGTAAATCCTCTCCACTCTTTGCGATACTTCCTACTGCTTCTGTTGTATCTTGAAATTTTTGTATTTTTCTTTGTCTTTCCTCTTCCTCTCTTTTTTCTCTTTCTGACACACTATCGTACATTATTTGAGCAAGTGCCAATTCTTGTGCTCTTTGTCTGTCTAACTCTTCCTCTTTAAATTTAACATCGTTAGCTGCTTTATTTTCAAGTCCAGTTACGTATATTTCATCTGGTACTTGTCTATCCTCTTCTCTTAATTTTTTATTATATTCCTCGTTTAACTTTTTTAAATTTTCTAATTTTTCGTGTTCTGATAAAACTTCGTCCTTTTTATTTTTTGTATCTTGTTTATTCTTTGAAAGAATATAACCAGCCTTTTCATTTTCTAAATCTTTTATAGCATTTTGAGTTTCTTTTAAATTTGCTGCTCCCTCTGCTTTAGTTTTTTCAGGATCAAAAACCAATTTAGTTATATAGTCAGTTGCTTTTGAAGCAAACTTCTCATCTATCTTTCCTTTGATTTCAATGCCGGGGATTTTATTAGCTAAATCAATTATTTTATTAATTGCACTTGCAGCAGTTTCAAATAATACTCTTTGTGGTATGCTTACAAAATCTATAAAAGATTTTAACCTTTCGTAATTTCTTTGAGCAGCTTCTGCCTCTAGTTTATTAGTTAATTGTAATCCTTTTACTCTGCTAATATTTGCATCAATAGACGCTTGAGTTGCTTTTATTTTAATATCTAAAATTTGCTGCTCACTTTTACCTTGTAATTTTAAGGTATTGTCCATCGACTTTGCAGCCTTTAAATTTTCATTTGCTGTCTGTACATTTTTTTCTGCTAATTGGTTTAACTTTTTTTGCTCATTTGAAACTCCATTTACTGCCTCTTTAATATCATCCCAATAAGCATATAAAGCACCAGCAGCAATTACTAATAAACCAATTCCCGTAGCACCTATTGCATTTTTTATTCCAGCAAAAACAGTTTTAGCAACTGCACCTAATTGTTTAAATGAATCTCTTGCCTCTCCTAATCCTTGCAGACCTTGTGCCAAAGCCATAGCACTTTGAACTTGTAAAAGTTGCTCTTGTAATTTCTTACTCTCAACTCCAGCCAATCCCATAGCACCTTGGTAAGCAGCAAAGCCACTCGCCACACCTCCAATAGATGCACTTAATGCTTTAAACTTTGCATCTGGATTAAATGCATCGGTTAAACTTTTTGCATCTCCTATCTTATCTTTTAAGACTGCTGCTGCTCTTGCTGCATTTACTGCCTCTGTTGAAGTAGCACCGAACTTATCGGATAATGTTTGTACTTCTGCTTGTGCTTCTCTTAATTGACTCTTTAAACTACCTAAAGACTTGTCTGCTTGTTGAGCATTTACGTTTAAATTAATGTCTATTTCTTGTGCCATTTCAATAGTCTTTTATGTTGTTTAAATGCTTCTATCCAAGTTTCTGGATGTTTGTTTTTTCCCTTTGCTATTTCTATAAATTCACTCTGTCCGTAGTGACTAGATGCTTTTAGTAAATTTAATATTTGCTCTATCATATTGCAGTCTGTATTACGTTTATATATTCTAATTTTTGTGTTACTCCTCCTATTCTATACTCTAAAATAACTGCATCGTATCTGTCTACTCCACTTGCATTTGCCGGTACTGTAACACTTAAAACTATATCGGTTTTATTATTATTTGAATCAGTATAAGTTAAGAATCCAGCGGGTGATTTTACATTAAAAGTCTCGTAATCATTTAAATAAATTACTACTTCAAAAGTTAATGCTTGGTTGTTTGTTTGTATATTTTCCATATCAGCAAATCTATATCCTACACTACTTGCAGCATTTACTCCTCTGTAATCTGTTAATAGTTCCAAGTCAGTTTCTCCGGTTGTTAAATCAGTAGTGAATGAATTAATAATATATCTTTTGTTTCTAATAACTAACCTATCATTTAATGCAATACCTAAAGGAATGCCACCTCCATTTGTAACTGTACTTCCTAGTAGACTTGCCGGTAGTAATGCCTTTACTTTTATTAATCTAGTTTTTATATTGTAAAGATTATCTACAAAATTTTTATAGTGTCTGTAATAAAGTCCTTGTGGTGCTAATTCGTTTAACCAACTTGATTGCTCATTACCAAAGTTCATAGTCATTAATTGAGAATGAGTTACATCTGTTGGTAAATTATCGTACTCGTTAGAAAATCTTTGATATCTTATCATTTCCGTAGGAGGCCCACTAGATTGAGTAATAAAAATCCTATCAGTTCCTGTTAATACATTTACTAATCCGTTGCAATAAATAAGCATTGGTTTTGGGATGTATGGTTTTAAATCTTTATCTATTAAAGTTGCAGTTTGAAATTCTTTGCCTTGCTTTACTAATTCAAATAAAACATTCTCAAATGGTAGTTTAATATCGTAGGTTGAGTTCTCTGTAATTCTCTCTGAATTGTAAATTAAATCTCCGTAAGCATTTCCAAATAAACTTTTAAATTGATTATTTAATATATTATTACTTTCCTCATATGTAAAGTTTATACTCTTGAATAACTTTGGCTTATTTATGCTCATTTCATTTTCGTAAGTATGCTCTGTTATATCTAATATTTTACCAGCGTTATAAAACATTTCAAGAGGAATAAACTCATATGTATTATTTGGCTTTGGTATTATCATTAAATTAAATGTTTTTATTATACCGGTTAAAAAATCAACTATTTTCATATCTGGTATATAATTCACAATATCAATATTACTTATAGTGGTTAATGTTCCGCTTATTGCTCTACTTCTAGTAATAGTTTGAGTAGGAAAACCAGTGACTAATGTTCCAAAACATCTTTGTAATTCTACTATACTTGTAAAATTCATAAATGAAGCAGAAGAAAAAGAAAATGTATATTTGTGTGAAGAGCCATCTTGACTTCGTCTTATCTCTTCAACTCTTGGGACTCTTGCTCCAGTTAAGTTTAAAAAAGATTTATACAATTCTCCGTCTCTGTAACAATATACATTATAAGGAACAGACGAGTAACCGGCTGCTGGAGTTATATATACGTTTATATAAATATAAATATCTCCTACTGCATTAGAGGGTACAAAACTCCAAGTAGATGTTAATGTGTCAGTTAATAAATTAAATTCTGGAAATGCTACAAATGGACTTGTAGTAACTATACTAGTATAATCCATTTTAAACCTCTGCGTTATTTCAGACATCGACAATGCTGGTTTTAAATAAAGGTGTAATTTTTTCCATTGGTTTAAATTAAAAAAACTTCCAGTAAAAGTAACTTCATATTTTGCTTGAATGAAATAAAAAATAGATGCTAGAGTAATGGCCGGAAATAACTCATTAAATTTTATTGCTCCGGTAGATAAAGTAACATCGGTATTTGCAATTCCACTTTGGTATTCGTATTTATATGCATTTCCTATTAATGGATATTTAACATCATAAGCAGTTGAAGTTTGGATTCGATTAATAATTTCAGAACTATTATAACTATGGTTTAAACTTGTATAATTTAAACTATTTAATTTGTCGTCTTTGATAACATCTTTTAACTGTACTAGATTACCATAAAATGTAACTGTATAGCTTTCTATAAATCCGTCTTTTTTATCTGCTTTCTCTAGTTGAATAGTTCCGTCTCTAAATCTATGGGTGTTAATTTCGATATAAGCCTCGTATCTCATTCTGTGGTCAAATCCACTATCTACTGAACTTTCGTACCAATGCGATAATATTTGATTGTTATTCTTTGATGCTGGTATTGTAAATGATTGCGTATAATCTGTATATAATTTACCTATGTCGTTTGCGTTCCCAATCTGGGAAGTTATGCTTATTTTTTCGTCTTTAAATAAATCTAGTCTTTGATAATCACTTCTATAAATTTCAAAAGTGTCAGTTGCTTGTACCGGTAAATCGTATTGTAAAGTTAAAACTGTTGTAGTGTTTGAAAGAATCCAACTTGTTAAATTGTTACTGATTCCGGAAGTCATTTTGATATAATATCCTACGTACTGATTTGTAGTCATAGTTATACTCGGAGTGACCGTAAAAAATGGCGATGCATTATCACTATTTATTGTGCCTCCTATTACTAAAGTATTTTTCTTTATATAAACCTCTACGCTTAATTTCATTATACAATGTTGTTTATTAGTTTATTAGCAAAGTCAAACTCTATAGTATAGTTTATATTTTTGTCTTTTAAGTATGTTTTCTTTTGCATACTGCTAGTTTTTATTGTAACTGGTATTTCGTAATTTGTAAGTAATATTGTTTCGCTTAACATCATATCTTGAATTAACTCAAAATATTCCTCGTCTATCCATCCGGTGTTTACTTTTATACTTCCATTTCCGTTTACATTAAATGGCTTTGTTTGGCCTCTACGTGGGTCATAGTTTACATTCTTTTGCATCAAAGCGTAATCGCTATTTTTTATATTAATAGAATTATAACTTGCTTTGAAAAATGTAAATTGATTCCAGCCTCCATACTTATTTACAAACCACATAGCTTGTACTGGATAAGTAGGCTCGCATACATCTACTGTTTCAATTTTATATATCTGCTCATTATCTTCGTTTTGTATTACTACATATACACTAGCGTTATATACTAAAGGAATTGCGTAATTAAAAAAGTCATTCTCTCCATTATAAAATACTTGTGTTTTTAATAAAGTGTCAGCTTTGTCATACCATCTTGCTTTATAAACATCGTCTATGTTTTTACAAATAAAATTATAATACGGTATTGTGTCACTCCAATAAACTTTTTTGCTTCCGTCTGCAAGTAATAAATATGGAAATGGGTCTGTAATATCGTAATTCATTCCCTCCTCTACTGTGCTATACCCATTTACACCAACAAAAGAAATTGTACTCAATAAAGTATATGTAGTTCCATTTGTACTGTAATACGTTCTATACTCTCCTATGCACCATTCTTTGTTCCCAGCAGTAGTAACATTATTACTCGTATATTTCAAAGCATATTTATCTATATACTCTAGAATGAATGGAGATATATTGTAATTGGTTTCTGTTTGTGTTACCGATGCAATTCCCTCACTCATTATATAAGTTGGTACTGTTGGAACTGTATCTCCTTTGTTCCAAAGTTTTAACTCTACTTTAGTTCTTACTTGAGTTGCCTCATTTATAATTATTTGAAACGGACTTCTGGCTAGTATTACTTTTATTGATGCCGGCATATTATTTGAAGTTTGATTTTGCTATTAATTCTACTGTTGATTTTACATCCAGAGCGAATGCCTCTGCTATTTCTTTAGGCATTAATTTTATATTCTCTTCTACTGCATCTTTTAAAAAGTAAGTTGGTTTAATACCTTGATGGTAAACTGACTCTCTAACTGCAAATGGACTTAATCCTCTTTTGTTACTCCACTCTACAAAATGCTTTACACTTGGTTTCACTCCCTCTTTAAAACTGTACGGACTATCTCCGCCATTTTGCTTCCACATTTTACCTTTGTTGTTTGTTCTTTTAAAGGTGCTTGTCATCTTTCTTACTCCTCCTACTCCTCTGACTCCCTTATCTACAAATGCTCCGTAGTCTGACATTCCTATATTCAAACTTAAAGACCGCTTCATAAATTTAACTCCGTTATTAACTACACTTTTTTCTAGCGTTCCGGTGTCTACTTTCTTTTTGTCTTTTAAGTTCTGCTTTGCATCTTTGACTACCTTATCTCCGAATGCATTCATAGCCTCAACTAAATGTTCAAACTTTATATTTAACATTTGGATATGTCATTAGGTACGTTTATCGTTATGTCTGTTTGGTATCCGGTTAACATATTCTCCATTTCCTTATCTATAACATCGCTATCTGGATTACCATCTAACTCCCAACCGTCTTTGTATATTGTAGACTGCTTTAAACGGCTCAATAAACGATTAATAACATAGAGTTGGTTAGATAGTATATACATAGTATTATCGTTCCCATAAACGCCTATTTCAGCTTCCTTTGATATATTAACTATATCTAGGTTTATTACTGTTAAATTAAACGATAAGGTATTCTCGTTGTGCCTAATTGAGTTTAGCATTATATGGCTCAAAGGAAATATAGTATTTTTAGCCAAATCAATTTCGGTTAGTCTTCCTACTGTAACTTTGTTTACAAATGGATTGCTTAATAGTTCCTCGTTTAAAGAATCTATAATATTATACAATGCCTCTACTCCTTTTTTATCGTCCATAACGTTTGTTTATTTTATCTAATTGCTTTGCTCTTAACTCTGCCTTATCTAACTTATAAGATAGAAACTTTAGACACAAGTGCATATTTAATTTCGTGACCTTTTCAATTCTTGTAACATCGTTTTTTGCGAGTTCAGCAAGACTAGCAAACCATCCCCATTCTTTTGAAAACTGGCTCTCTGTCGAGAACTCATCTTGCTCATTTCCTGCTCCAAAGAGTAAAGGGTAGATGTCACTAAATCCAAGCCTAAATTCCAAAAAAAAACCCTTGCACCTAATACAATATTTATAGGCATCTCTTTTAGTATCTCGTGGTACTTGTCTCCTTCGTACTTCTCTATTAGATATTTACCATCTTTGCCTCTTCCGGTTACTGGTCTATATAAAACTCCCATAGCAGTAACAATATCCTCTAGGTTGTCTATGTTATTATTTACGTCTAGAAACTCTCCAAAAGATAAGTTGTCTAATTTAGGAATCCATCCGAACTCAATACCTCCAAGTTTGAAACTTTCAATATGTGAAACATCTTTGGAAAGTAAGTCAACTATTATTTTAACTACTTTATTTGCAGAGTCAGCATCTATCTGTTTTGCTTGGTCTTCTGTTATCTCGCAGAATATCTCTAGCATTTTTAAACCTAGATATGTCTCTTGGTTTTTTTGGCTCTTACTATACTCAAACTCTTTTAGGTATCTTTGGTATTTGCTTAAACTGATTTCCTCTAGTGTACTTGGTACTATTAATTTCATATGTATATAACGTTTGTTTATTTTATTTGTGAGTCTTATTTAATTGCGTATGTTCCTCTGTTTTTTAATTCTTTGATTGCTTGGTAAGATAATGCCAAACTAATTACACTATCGTCGTGTACTCCTTGTGGTGCAGAATATTGTACGTTACGTGTAGTTTGATTGTATATGTACGTGAATGCTTCTAACTCATCTATTAGCCAACTGATATTTAATATCTGTATTTCTTTCTGCTCAAATAATACAGCCAAGTCTTCTATCATTATCGGTTTAGTTTTTGTGCTTGTGACAAATGGGTATACTCTTTTACCGCATATCTTTTTTAGCATCTCATAAAATACATCTCCTTGGTTGTTTACCTCTACATATACTTTTGCATTGTACTCGTTTATCTTTGCTCCTACCTTCTCTATTATTCTGGTCCACTCGTCGTGTCTCCATCTCTCGCAGTATACTATTTGTTTGTGTTCGTTTATAATAGTCAAGACTGTGTAGTCATCTGCTCGTCCAATATCCAAACCTCCGTAATATACATTTGAGTTTAATGGCTCTCCTATGCACTCTCTGACATTTGCAAATAGTCCACTTGAATTGTCTAGGAACTCTGCTAGGTACTCTTGTCTAAATATGTGGCTAGGCAAACTTCTCTTTCGCTCTTCCAAATCTAACTCATTTATGAATGGAGTGTCATAGCTTGTAAAGTGAAAGTACTTATATCGATTGTCATAGTTTGGCTGGAGAGATAGTGTGTGAAAGTGATTCTTTCCTTTGGGTGTTGAAATGAATATAACTTTTTTACCTTTGACTAATACGGTTGCAGAAAGTACCTCGCTCCATAACTCTTCTCTTGTAAATGCAACCTCGTCAATTATTAAATAGTCAAATGTATTTCCTCTAATATTGTCCGGTCTCTCTCCAGAGAAAAAAGAGATAGTACTTCCAAATCCTTTGACTGTTAATTCGCTTTGATTAAACTCAAAAAAGCCACTCGTTCTGGTGGCCTTCTCTAATTCGCTAAATACTTTCTTTCCTTGTTTATATACAGGAGTAACCCAAGCGATATTACATCCTTTGTTATTAATCGCCCAATATAACATTTGGTTTATTGCCAGCATCGTTTTACCAAACTGCCTACCGATATTCAATACATAATATTTGTATGGCTCATTATTAATCGAATCGTGTATCTGTCTTTGATTTGTATGTGGCTTATATCCTTTTATGCTACTCATCAAAATCAAACTTGGTTACGCTAACTTCTGTCTGTGTCTTCTCTACTAGGTTGTTTAATCTTTGTGTTATACTTGGATTGTACATACCAGCCATACCTCCCTCGATTTGGTCTTGACGTACTGCTTTTTTTACACGTGAACAGATGGTTTGATAGTCTGTGTATCTTTGTTCTGTATTTGCAAAATATTGGCTTAAATTATCGATTATATTCTTATCTGCTAGGTAGCATTCAAATCCCTCTATTGTGAGTGGTCTTTCTTTTTCTCTATATACATCTAGTGCATCTTTACCTACCCAATCTTTTACTAGGAATGGTTTACTCTTTGTTTCTTTTTTGTAGTCTTCAAAATGTTTCCATAGTATCTCTGGTGTCTCTATGTATTTTGGCTTTCCCATATTTATATTATTTTAGTTGTTGCTCTTGTAAGTCTATTAAGTTGTGTATGCCTTGTAATCTATCTATGTCGTATATGTCTCTTATTCTATTTAAAAGCACTGCTTGAGGATTAGTTGTTTTTAAAACTTTGTCTCTTATCTCTTCTAGTCTTTTATCGTCTCTACAAGCTAAATCGTAATTGTTAACTGAGTGAATAACTGTTGCGTGATTGTATCTCTTTCCTTTGCTCTTGTATATGTCTGCTATACTATGTAACGTAAG